CGGATGCTGCGGCAGCCTCGAACGAGATCACAGTGCCGATCTATCCGGCGCTCAAGAAGGACGTTACGACCGCGACGAATGTGACAGTCGCAGGCGACCACACCGCAAACCTGGCATTCGTTGCCCCGGCATTCGCGTTTGTCACCCGTCCGCTCGTTACGCCCGCCGGTGTGGACTGCTATACCACGAGCTACAACGGCATTTCCCTGCGCGTTACAAAGGGCTATGACATGAAGCATAAGCGCGAGATGCTCTCCATGGACGTGCTGTACGCGTATAAGACGATCTATCCGGAGCTCGCCGTGCGTGCGATGGGTTGACATGTGGACGGTCGATTTTGAGTTCTACCGCAGCACATACGGCGGTGCGATGGAAGCGGAGAGCTTCCCGCAGGCGATGCGTGCGGCATGCGCATATATCGACACGCTGACGTTCGGCAGGCTGCGCGGTGCGGAAGAAATCCCCGATGACGTGCAGCTTGCGGCTTGTGCTGTGGCGGACGTATACGCCGCGGAACAAAGCGCGCGCCGGGAGCAGATGCAGCGGGCGGGTGTGAAGTCGTTCACGACGGACGGGTACAGCGAAACGCTCGGCGACGCCGCACAGCTCGCGAAAGACTTTGCGCAGCACCGTATAGACGTGGCTGAAATTTACCTGCCGCGTGCGCACCCGCTGCGCTACGCCGGTATTTGGTAGGAGGGCAGCATGCAGCTTTGTAAAGAACAGCTCACGTATTTCGTGCTCGATGAGCGCGACCGCGTTGAAAAAGCCATTCCGCTTTTCGGCTCCTGGTACAGCAAAAGCACTTCGGAGCTGACGGATAAGGGCATGACGTTCGCGCAGGTCACGGAGTGCCGCATCCCCGCGGAATACGCGCCGCAGGGCTTTGCACCGAAAGAAAACGACATGCTGCTGCGCGGCACGTTTGACGGCGACCCGCCGGCGGCTGCACTGCTCAAGCACCGATACCACGCGGTGACGGTGAAAGCGGTGCGGGATAACCGCCGAACCGTGATGGCGCCGCACTGGCATATCTTTGCGGTTTGAAAGGCGGTGTATATGGCAGTCAGCATTGAACTGAAGCTTGACCCGCTTGTGAAAATGGAAGCGAAACGCCATTTGAACGACACGGGCAGAAAGAAGGTCGCAAGCGAAGTGAAACGCCTTTGTGACCCGTATGTGCCGTTTGACACCGGCATGCTGAAAAACACCGCACAGGTGCTCACGGACGGCGTATTGTACGTGCAGACATACGCGGCGGTGCAGTATTACACCAACGCCGGCAGCGGCAGGCAGGGGCTTACAAAGCAGAATGCGCACAACTACAAATGCCTGCGCGGCGCCTACTGGGACAAGCGCATGATGGCGGATAAGGGCGACGAGCTCAATAAGAGCATCGCTTCGTTCTGCGGCGGAAAGGCGGGAAAATGAGCATATCGGTTTTGGCGGGCATCCGGGAGTATCTTTCCGGGTGTCCTCTTTTTGATAACGGCTTGATACGCGTGAATTACCTCGAGGGCGAACCGATCGCGTATACGGTCGATGAAGTCCCCGCAAAGCCCGTTGTGCGGCAGTACACGGACGGCAGCAGCCTGCGGCAAGCAGAATTCGTCATCGCATCAAGCGAGTATTACAGCCGGGATGAAATCGAAAACCTCAAGGTGAGCGGCTTTTATGAGCAGCTTGCCGACTGGCTGGAGATGCAGAGCGAAAGCGGTGTTTTGCCCGAGCTGCCGCGCGGGTGTACGGCACAGAAAATAGAAGTTTTGACAAACGGTTACTGTATCAGCGCGGATGTGCAGCAAAAGGTCCAGCGGTACCAGATACAGTGCCGTTTGCTCTATTTAAAAGAATTTTGAAAGGAATGATTTGAATTATGGCAGATACCAGAACTTTGGTACCCAGAAGCAAAAAGGTGCTCTTTTACGGCGTTCCGGCAGCGTCCGGCGATACAACTACTTACCACCGTATGAAGGGCTTTACGGACGTTTCTACATCCAAAAACGCGAAGGAGTATACCCGTCAGTATGTAGACGAGCTTTTTGAGCAGACGGACGTCACCGGCTATTCGCCGTCCACATCTTACGGTTTCGACCAGTATGCGGGCGACCCGGTGCATGCGGACATTGTGAAGATCACAGACGATGAGCTGATCGGCAGCAACGCCGTGCGCTCTCTGATCCTTGTAGACCTCTCCGCAACGGGTGCCACGGCAACGACTGCACCCGCCATGAAGCGCGATTATGCCGTCATCCCGGATTCCGAAGGCGGCAGCATGGACGCATATACCTACACGGGCAATTTCCGCTCGAAGGGTGAGAAAGTCACCGGCACGGCTACCACGGACGACGACTGGCAGACCATTACGTTTGCATAAGGAGGTGCAGCATGTACAAGTTCAAAATCGAAAATACCGAGCTCGAATACAACTTCGCGGACGCCGATGCTGTGGAATGCTTTGAAAAAGCGATGCTCATGCTCGGTGAGCAGATGCAGAACGTGCCGAAGGAAAAGAGCGGCAGCGAGCAGATCCGCTACGTGTGCAAATCTGTTTTCGCGGTGCTGGACATGATTTTCGGCGACGGCACGGCGAAGAAGATCTTCGGCGCGACCTGCGATATGATGCGCTGCATGAATGCGGTGGATGCGCTCGTGACCGCGAGATATGAGGCGGACGCGCAGCTCAGCGAGCAGATGCGCGCTCTGAACGGCAAAAGCTATATCAAATGACCTCGTGGCAGACATTGCCCGAAAGCATCATGGTGGACGGCACGGAGATCCCGATCAACGCGGATTTCCGTGCCTCTGCTGCTTTTGAGGAGCTGATGCAGGACCCAACGCGCACCAACGAACAGCGTGTTGCGGAGATGCTGGAGCTGTATTTTACCTCGCAGACTATGCCGATGCTGCAAACGCTGGTACTGGAAGGCAAAGCACCGGCACTTTTTGAAGCAATCTTGTGGTTTTACCGCTGCGGCAAAGCGCCGAAAGAAGATCACGTAGCGAGCAAAAACGAGCCGCGCCCGTATTCCTTTGCCGCCGATGAACAGCGCATTTACGCGTCGTTTCGGGAGCAGTACGCGCTTGATCTGTACGACGTGCCGTTTCTGCACTGGTGGAAGTTTTCCTCTATGTTTGCGGCGCTCGGAGAGAACACCGAAATGGCACGCGTGATGCACATTCGCACGGCGAAGTTTGAAAACGGCATGAGCGCCAAAGACCGTGCGGCACTGCGCAGGGCGAAGCGTGCGTATGCGCTGCCGGATCTGCGCACCGATGCACAGCGCGACGATGATTTTGCCGCTGCATTTGCTTCGGCGTTTTAGGAGGTGACGGTTTGGCATCTGACGGTTCTATCAAAATATTGACCGACCTTGACACCTCGGGTTTTGAAAAGGGTATCAACAAACTTTCGGGCTTAGCGCCTAAGGGGTTAGGTACGGTTTTGAAATCGGTCGCGGCAGTCTCCGGCGCGCTGGGTGCTGCGAGCGGGTTTGCCGTAAAGGTCGGCTCGGACTTTGAAGCCGGTATGAGCGAGGTCGCCGCCATATCCGGCGCTACGGGCAAGGATTTGGAAGCCCTCACCGCGAAAGCGAAAGAGATGGGCGCGACCACAAAATTCAGTGCGACGGAGTCCGCCGAAGCGCTGAAATATATGGCAATGGCGGGCTGGGACACCGACAAAATGCTCTCGGGCTTGCCGGGTGTCATGAACCTTGCGGCGGCATCGGGTGAAAATCTCGGCACGGTATCGGACATCGTGACGGACGCCATGACGGCGTTCGGGCTTTCCGCAGACAAAGCCGGACACTTTGCGGACGTGCTGGCGCAGGCTTCGAGCAAATCGAATACCAACGTCGGCATGATGGGCGAAACATTTAAATACGTCGCGCCTGTTGCCGGTGCACTCGGGTACAGCGTGGAAGACGCCGCCGTTGCGATCGGTCTGATGGCGAACAGCGGCATCAAGAGCAGCCAGGCGGGCACAGCTTTGCGGCAGACGCTCACGCGCCTTGCAAAGCCGACCGACGAAGTGGAAGCCGCGATGGAAGACCTCGGCATATCGCTGACGGATAGTGAGGGCAACATGAAGTCCCTCGGCGAAGTCATGCTCGATATGCGCAAAGGCTTCAAAAATCTCACGAAAGACCAGCAGGCGCAGTATGCGGCTTCTATCGCCGGGCAGGAAGGCATGTCCGGCCTGCTTGCGATCGTCAATGCAAGCGATGAGGATTTCAACACACTGACCAAAGCCATCCAGAATTCCGACGGTGCGGCGCAATCTATGGCAGACACCATGCAGGACAACCTCAAGGGCGCCGTGACCATCGCGAAATCCGCGCTGGAGGGGCTGGGCATTACGGTGTATGAAGAAATCAGTACGCCGATGAAAAATGCTGTGGAGACCGCTACGGAGTACACAGGGCAGTTACAGCGAGCTTTTGAAGCTAAAGGAATTGAAGGTGCTGTATCGACACTGGGTACAGTGCTCGCAAGTGCGGCGACAAAGGTAGCGCAGGCAGCGCCGAAAATGGTGGATGCCGGTGCAAACATGATCGTATCGTTTGTGCAGGGAATATCCAAAAACGCCCGTAAACTCTCTACGGCTGCCGTGAACGTAGGTAAATCTCTCGTCAGTGCATTGCTGAAATTTGTACCGGAAGCCGGAAAGGCAGGCTTGAAACTCATCACGGCGTTTGCAAAACAACTCGTGGGATACAAGCTCGGCAAAGAAATCGATTCACTCGGCGGCACGATCATAAAAAGCTTTTCGGACATTTCGCGGTCTGTGAGCAATGCTATCGGTAAGATCACACCACTCATCGAAAAAATGGCATCTGCTGCCATTAAAGCAGCGGAAGGCGGCATAGAAGTGCTGGCAAATACGATTGAATTCCTTTGCAACCATATTGACGTTGTTTTACCGTTAGTTTCTGCGGCTGCAACCGCCTTTGCAGCACTCTCCATTGCAAAGAACGCCGCAACATGGATACAAGGCGCTACGACAGCATTTCAAGGGCTAACAGCGGCGATGTCGCTTAATCCATTTACGCTTGCGGTCGCCGGCGCTGCCGCTTTAGTGGCTATCCTTGTGACAGTAGTCGCTATGCAGGAGGATACTGTTACCTCTGCGGAGCGTTTGGCCGAATCGCAGGAAAACCTTGCGGAAAGCTGTCAAGGCGTATTTGATCAGTACGGTGCTTGGTCGGATGCAGTAAAAGCCGCAGACGGCTCGCTGGACGCCTTAACGTCCACAATGGGCATTGCAAAGGACAAGCAGCAGGAGCTCGCTGCCGAAATGGATGCTGTGCAAGCGCAGATCACAGCGATTATGAAAACGGCATCGGACGAACGCCGAGGTTATACGGAGGCTGAAATCCAAACGCTGCAGGATCTGTTTGCACAGATGAGGTCACTATCCGAGCAGGAGCTCGCGATACAGCAGTCTTATCAAGATGCCGTGCTGACGCAGGCGAGCAATTTGCTCGACGCAGAGAACATGACCGCCGAATCATACACGGAATACGCTGCACGTATTGCAGCACAAGCCGAGACGACACGCGACGCAGTTATTAACAGTGCAAGCGACAAATATACACAAGCCATCGCCTACGCCGAACAAGAACGCGAAGCGGTTTTAAATTCCGAAGCAGGTAAAAACGAGGAACAAAAAGCGCTGGCCGAGCAAGCGTATCAGGATGCAATAAACACGGCTGCAAAGGAATATCAAGCGGCTGTGGACGCAGCAAACGCTAAATGCAACGACACCAGTGAGATCATCGCGCAGGGATATGCCAAAAACGCAGATCTCGCACATGCGTGGTCAGAAGAACAGGCAATGATTGCCGCGGAAGAAACAGCCAACGCAAACGCCTATAAGCAGGAGCTTGTCAATGCTTATCAAAGCTATGTCGATGAGATGAAGCAAAAAGGTGCAGACGAATATACTGCACGCGATAATTTGCAGAAGGAACTCAATGACATTAACGAAAGATACACCGCAAAAGAAGCGAGTACCAATAACCGCCGAGCGGCAAATCTGGATGAAGCCACGCAAAAGCAAATCGCTACATTGCTTGAGATGGTGGCAGAATCGGGCAGCGCTTACGATGATTTGGATTCGACGACGCAGCAAATGGTCGATGGCTTCATGGAAAACATTGATCGCCTTTCGCCGGAAACCAAAGACAGTTTGAACGATACGCTCAAAGGTATGGGCATGACGATTGACAGCAACGGTAAGCTTTTGTACACCAGCGGCGAAAAGTCAGGACAAGAGGTTATTAAAGGTTGGAAAAGTAAAATTCCGTCCATGCAGTCGGCTGCCGACGAAGCAATCAAAGAGATCGATTCTCGTATGAAATCCGGGAAAGTATCGGCACCGAGTATGGGCAATATCGGTAACGCTTACAATGCGGCAGCAAATGCTCGAGCCCAAATCCAGTCGTATCTCAACAATAATCCTGTTTATGCCACTGTCCGCACCTCTCATGCGGCGGGCGGGTACTGGGCGCG